CCTGCTGACAATGTTCGTCAGATTCGTGAAGAGCTGAAGAAGCAGAAAGATCCTGCTGCAATTGATGCTCTTCTGCAAGAGCTAGAAAAAGAACTGGATAAGATGAGGTAATATGCCAGCTAAAGGACAATACAAGAAAGGTGCTAAGGCGGATTCTATCCGTCAACGTGCTTACAACAGCTCTCCTGAACAGAAGAAACGGAGAGCTGAACGTAATGCCTCCCGTCGTAAGATGGAAGCTGCTGGGAAGGTGCGGAAGGGGGACGGTAAAGACGTTGACCATCGCAACCACAACACAGGGGATCATTCAGCTAAGAATCTCTCTGTGATGAGTAAGTCTAAAAACCGTGCTATGAATCAGCACGATCCTCGTAAAAAGAAAGGTAAATGATGCCTATTGATACTAACAAAGGCCCTGGGGGTGTTGACGCCTCTTACGGACGTCGTACGACTGTCAACTCTTTCAACCCCTCTCGCAAGTATGACCAAGGGTTGTTTATCGACAGTGCTGGCCAGCTTGTAGCCCCTAACGGGGGTGTCTTGAAGATGGGCAACAGCGGTCGGTTGGTTTTAGCAGCTTTCGGTCATTCGTTCCTACGAAATGGCTGGAGATATGAAGCTCCTTGGGGGTATACGCAGGGAGGCTCTATCGCTGGGGTTTATATTGAAGGTCTGGAGCAACTGGTTAGCGCATCTACTCAAACACTTGTTGTGGATGTGGCTGCACAGTCCATCCAGTTTGCAGGAGGTGCCCCGGTGCGGCTGCGAGCCGGTTATGTCCGAGTGCCTGGACCAACAGGGGTTTATGACGGTGTGCACATTCGAGTCAACCTGCCGCAGGTGGTTTCAGGCTCCACAACCATCACTCGATCTGGTTCTCGTGGCGACGAAATCTACGGTGCAGACAACCCGCTGGTGTGGGCTCAAATCTTCAGCCGTCAATCTGTCCAGTTCGTGAATTACGCGGCCAGCGGTCAGACCATGTGGGCAATGGCTGGTGAGAATGGATCTGTGGCGGCTGATATTGCGAGTCTCCCTTCTAACCTTTCTGGCATTGTGTTTGACTGCAACACGAACGACGTGCAGAGCAATCGCACGCTCGCTCAGATGCAGGCCGATGCAATCGACATTCTCGATCGATTGACGGCTGTCGGCGTGCCTGTCTATGTGACCGCTGATCCTCCTTTCCGCAACGAGTGGAATGCAGACTCTGCCAAGCGTCAGACCGCTGCTGCTTACGCAATGTGGTTGCAAGCCTACTGCGCAACACTCCCGCGTGCTGTCTTCGTGCCGATGTGGGACTCGATGATTCCCTCCTCTGGTACTTCGATCCGCACTGCCTTCGCAGCGACAGACCTTGTTCACCCTGGTGGTGCGGCTGGTCAGTTGGCCGGGTACGCCCTCTGGCGTGCCATGGGCTCTCCGATTGATCGTGGCCCCAACTTCGGTTCGTCCGACTCGGCAAACTCGGCAACCAATCCAAACGGCAGTTACTTGGTGACCCCGTACCTGAACGGCTCCAACGCTCTGACCGGGACCGGCTACAGCGGGAACTTTGCGAACAACGTCACGCCCAGCGTCAACAACGCGACCCTTGTTGGGGCGAAGGTTGCGCGAACGGACGGCATCGCGGGAGATTGGGAAGAAGCCACGTTCACCAGCACCGCAGACGGCGGCAACGTCATTCTGCAAGACGGGACTGCCGCGTTCGTGGCGGGCCGTTTCCCTGCGGCTTACTCGCGGGTGCAGTTGTTCTGTGAGATCGAGGTACAAGGCTCGCAACTTGCCCCTGACGCCCGTGTGGCAATCACTGCTCCGTCGGTGCGCTACTCGCGGTCCACAGTCAACTCCAACAACGCTGGCGCGCTGGCGATGACAACTTATAGCGGTGTTCTGGCGACTGCCCCTCTGCTCATCCTGCCGACTGACACGCAAATGCAATTGCAACGCTACGGGGTCGGCACTGCAACCACCAGTGGTGCAAAAGTACGCTGGGGTCGCCTCTCTCTGACAAACGTGTAAACGCAAAAACCCCCTAGGGAAATCCAAGGAATAGTCCAAGGAAATCTCTAGGGGGTTTTCTTTTTACCAATTCAAAGATTGGTATAGCTTCACGATGTAAGCGTATCGAAATGTTAAGTCTTCTTCTACAACTCGCACTTCCTTACTAACTACATCGTTGACGACACGACAGTCGGGGTATCGTTTCTCCATCTTCTCGATGAATGTATCGATAATCGTTTCTTGGTCAGGGATCATTGACATACTTCGCATTCTCCAGATGCTGCCTTCACACCTGCCATACTGTACACATAGTAGAGCCCAATCATTGCAGGATCGAGGAAGGCTTGTTTATGAACAGAGGAAATGTATTCCTCGGGAGCTTCAGAACTAAAGAACAGATTGACAGACTGCCATTGGTCGATGTAAGGAGCACGGATGGAAGCATGTCTCACTACCCAATGTTGATCTAGTTCAAATGCTGTCTTAAAGACTTTCTTCTCTTCTTCCGTCAACCAATCAACTGCCTGAACAGAACCGAAGTCTTTAGCCACTTGCTTGATTGCTTCTTCAATATCAACTCCACGTTCCTTCATAAGAGAAAGAAGGACAGGATCAATACGGTCAACAGATCCAGCAGCAGTAGTCTGCGTATAGGTAAAGCCGGGGACCGGATTGATGCCCTCAGAAACTCCGCCCATGAGTAGAGCCGTCGATTTAGTAGGAGCAATAGCGATACGAGAAGCGTTACGAGGTACAAAGTCGCTGTCAAACATGTAAGCCAAATCACAGCTTGCCTCCAAAGAGTATTTTTCAATCGTGTGGAAGATTTCCTGATTGATGAAGATTGCTTCCAAAGATTCCCAAGGGATACGTTTCTGCATCAGCAGAGTATGGTAACCACACACTCCCAACCCTAAAGCCCTAAATTCCTCCGTAAATCGAACAATCTTCTCGAACCCTGGCTGACCCTTAGCCTGCTCAAGAAACTCGCTTACAACGCAATCTAAGAAGACTGTGGCCCATCGGATGTAGCACCCATCCGTACCAGCCCTCATCTTAATCTCATCCCAATGGACAAGATTCAGAGACGAGAGAACACAGGAGTAAGTGTACTTATCGTCAGCAGGGAGGAGAATCTCAGAACACAGATTAGAAGCCTTATTAGTCAGCTTCTTATTACGATAACGAGAAGGGAGCTTTCGATTTGCCTTGTCAACAAACCAGAAATACCCCTTACCCGTAATCATCTTAGCCTTCAGGCACTTCTGATATCGTCGCAGAGCTTCTGGATCTCCTGCTTGCAGCTTTTCCAGGAACGAGTCAGAAATGTTCCAGCCCAGATTAAGGGCATCAGGAACAGCAACCAGATAGTCGCACATCTCATCGAAGTCTCCGTGTTCAATAGGAATATAGCCAGCGAAAGAGCCTCTACGATTTGAGCCTTGGCTGACAAGGTTCATATCTGTAACGAAGCTCTTAGCAAGCTCTACGACACCGCTGGCGGTTCCACCACCTTTAAACTTAGACCCGCGAGGGCGTACATCGCCAAGGTAGCTGGAGGTGCCGAAGCCCATCTTAGTGAGAAGAGCAGTTTCTCTCTTACTCTGGTAGAACTCGTCAATGGAGTCGCCAGTATAGTTGCCTGCGCAGGAGATTGGGTATCCACGGTCAGTGCCCATGTTGGCAAGAACAGGGGTGCTTGGAGAAAGAACACCTTTCCAAAGCATTTCAAAGAAAACGGCTTCTGCTTGAGGAAGTTTTGGAACGTGCTTGGCGGCAGTTGCTGCAATTCGCTGAAACTGATCGCGGATACTGTTTGCTGCATATTGGTATTTTGCCTTGAACATCTGGTATCCACCCGTGGTGTACCATTCAGGCGTATCTCCTCGTTGTTGTGATTCTTTACGCTCTTGGCTCAGAGCTTCATAAATGTTGTCACTCAAAAGACAAATCCTTTCTCGTCCCAATTCCGTGTGTATTCTCGTCCTTGTCCTGCAAAGAAGTCATTGAACTTGTAGTCGTTAATGTCTTTGTAGAACCATTCTCCAACAGGACCTGCGTCCTCCACCTTACTGAGAACGCCTAAGGATACAAGAACAGTTGAGATACGATGGTCTACAAACTGTTTCAAGGATTCCTTGGAGATCCCTCTAATGTTTCCCTTCTCAAAGATTTTATTGATGATGGCGTATTCGTGTTCAGCGATAACATTGGAGGCTTCGTGGATACGAGCATACAACTTCATACGATCTAAGTCAGAAGGTTTCAGTTGTTGCAACCCTTCCCTGAATGCGTAGGCACCTCCTTCAGCGTGCATCGCTTCGTCACGAACAGAGAAGTCAATTCCTCGACAAACATTGTTCAGCTTGTTCTTCCCGTTCGCTTGGAAGTGCTTGAGAAACGCGAAAGAAGAATAGAGAACAGCGCCTTCAATAAGAGAGAAAACGCCAACACTGTAAAGGGGATTACCAGAAGTAAGAGCACTATCGATAAAGTCCATCCGTTGCTTAAGCTGGGGGTCTTTAACATATGAGAGATAGAAGTCATCAGTGGAGACATTTAATGCTTCGTTGAGCTTATTGTAGAAAGGAGCATGAACAGCCAACTCAAACATGCTAAACACACTAGCCATACGAGCAAACTCTGGACGAGGGAAGATGACAGGGAAAACATCACGCCAATAATCACTGCCTGCACGAAGTTCGTACAGAGTGAATAGACGGAGGGTGGTGAGCACTCCATGGCGTTCCGCTTCATCCATGTCAACACGGATTGAATGAATGTCATTTTCAACATTGATTTCATCTGCTGTCCAGAACACTTCAAGCTGCTTATTGGCAAACTCGATAGGCTGATGGTATTTAGTTAGAATTGATTCCGTTGGTGTGAAAATATCACCGTTCATCCCCGCTCCCCTGGATAGTACCTGTTGCTTTACGTTGAGAGAGTTTGGCGATGTTTGACATTGCAATGTCTTCCAGAGAGAATCCATTGTCGATAGCAATTGCTGCTACATGCCAGAGAACATCTCCAAGTTCCTTCTTGATATTCTGATCGAAGTCAAACTTACGACCATCTCTAATTCCCTTTGCTACAAGGGAGAAAACCTCTCCTGCTTCAGCCCCTAGATTAAAGAGAGCGTATTCTGGTGTAGCGGAGGGAAGGCGAAAACTCATCGCCATGTTTTGATATTCGTTTAGATTCATCGTTCCATCAGATATTTAAGACGAAGAGGCATAATGTCGAAGTCCCCATCGTTGACATCATTCAACATCAATGCACCACGCCAATGGTTGTTACCTTGCCTGCCCAGATATCCCTCATCGTGCTCGTAGCAAGAGCCAGCAATGATGCTATGGATTAGACGACCGTCACCAGTCTTACCAGTAGCAATCTGCAAGCCCTGCTGATGACCAGAGACACAGGACATATGGGTTTTGTTCAACTGTGCGTTTGCGGAAGTAGCTGGCCGACCCATGAGGCCAGAAGTAAAATAATGGCTGTAAGCAATGCCATCAATAACAACCACATCAAGGAATGGATAAACTTTCCAACCGAAGGTTGAATATTCAAGATCATTGAGAGTGATGAGCCCTTCAATCTTTGGGTCATTGTTGATTGCTCGTTCAATCCGATTTTCATGATTACCCAGTGTCAAATGCATCTCAGGACGATACAGTTTTTCCTTATTCCGTTTAGCTTTGTTATTGAACTCACGGATAGGGCCCAGGAAGGCACTCATAGCGTCCATAGCGGCCTCAATATCCTTGGTGTAGCGTCTGCCCTCAAACACCTTCTTACCCACGTCATAGGAGCTTAGAGAGGGCATATCAGCGAAGTCACCGAGACAGATGATTTTCTCTGGCTTCTTTTCAAGAACATAAGAGCCTATTTTTCTCAAAAAAGAGAAATCCTGACCCGGTTTAGCTTGCACATCAGGTAAAATAAAATGTTTCATTTAACTAAATACTCCATTGCTGATTTTAAAAGCTCAGGATCATCTTCAAAATGACCTAACCCTGTGTTGCAATGCATGCACAAAAGGCCCCTGACTTTATTAGTTCGGTGGCAGTGATCGATATATGGGCGGTGTTTATCATCAAACTTCATCTGACAGATCTCACAAGAAAAATTCTGCATTTCGAGCATTTTCTCGAAGAATTCTTTTGTAATACCATACTTATCGAATCTTTTATTTTTATGGTATTCTCTTTTGTACTCCCTGGAATCATGATTCTTCCGGTATTCTGCTTGGTATTTTTTATGCTCTTCTTTATTCGCCTCTCTATACGCTTTTGCGTATTCTTTTCTCTTTATTGGATCAGAGTGTGGCACCTAAATCTCCAATCAAAGCAGAATGTGACACAGGGAACAGTGATTTGATTTCTTGGCTAATCAATTTAGCCACCTCTCGTGTTTCTGCTTGCGTATGTTTATCCAATCGCAACACTAACATATCGCAAAAGGCATTCAAAGTACC